CAAGGAGAGCTTTGCTAACATGTTCAACAAAGGCCGCTACGAGAAGCGCATCAAACAGCTTGAGTCTGACAAAGAAACACAGTATATCCAGGACCGGCTGAAAATTGGTATGTCTATGCTAGAAACTGGCAGTAAAAAAGGTGATGACATTTACCGTAACGAGGAGTGGGTACAGAAAATTCCCGGTGTTCGTGCGGTAGTATCGGCCTCTGAGCGCCAATATAACACTATGTTGACCATGCTTCGCTACGATATTGCTAAGCGGTTCATCAAAGATAGTGGCGGTATTGCCTCACTTGAGAAGGCCGCTGTAGACAGTGGTGACCCTGATGTATTCCTACGAGCCTTCGGTGAAGCAGTAAATACTGGTACTGGCCGTGGTGGTAAAGCTGGTGGTTTGGTAGACAAAAATCCTGATTTCCTCTCACGAGTATTCATTTCACCCCGTAACCTTGCCGCCAAGCTCAACAGGCTCAATTTTGCTTGGTATAATCGGCTTTGGAAACAAAACCCCGCTGCTGCCAAGGAAGCTATCCGTACTAGCCTAGTTCAAGCTGCCGTGACTGCTAGCGCGCTAACTGCCGCTGCACAGTCAGGCAACTTCGAGGATGGCAAGATTCGTGTCGGAAACACCCGGTATGACGTTACTGGTGGTTTGGTGACTATAGCTAATACACTCAAAGATGTTGGTGAGTATATGACAGGGGCCAAGGACGCTACCTATGTAAACAACGCACCGAACGAAATTATCAGCTTCTTCCAGAATCAGATGTCACCTATCGTTCAAACAACCATGTCATTCCTTGGAAACAAGATAGACAAGGACGGCCAGTATGTAGACAAGTTCGGTGAAAAACTCACCTGGGGCGATGCGTTCCTGCAAAACTTTGCTCCGATTGGTGCTGAGAACCTCATTCAAGAGACTCAGGATGGCGTCCCCGGCAAGCAACGAGCTGTCAATACAACCCTCAACACCCTGGGTATCGGCGTCAACACCTACAAATCTGGTGATGACAAGAAGGCCGACAAAGAGCAAGAGATCCGTGATAAGCGCGCCTCGCTGAGCAAATACCTACCAGAAGGTACTGACGAGCTGACTGAGGATGTTATCAAAGGCGCTAGCGACGACGCATACTGGGCTGCTGACTGGGAGGCTTATGCCGAGGGCGCTCAAGCCAAGCTCGATAAGGTCAATGAGAATGAAAACTCTACCAAAGAAAACCGTAAGGACGCTGAGTATGAGGTCAAACGTGCTAACTTTATCAAGTCTAAGGGCGACAGGTTCACCCCAGATGGCCTAGATGAATATGAAACTGTCGGCGTGGAACTGTGGCGCAATATGGGCGACCCTGAACACGCAGAGTATGACCCCGAACGTTACCAACGACTTTGGGAGATTGATAAGCTTATGACTGGCGGAGGAGTTTCTGACAACACCCAGCAAGGCAAGGGCCCCGAGTATGCCAAATACAACATCAAGACTAAAAAGGGTGGCTCAGGACGCGGTGGTGGCGGCCGGGGCGGTAAGGCCAATCTAATCACAAACTTTGGTACGTTAGGTTCTGGCGGCTCAGGAGGCCCACGAGTACGCGAATACGACTCTATGGCTATGTCTGGCGGCGGAGTGCCGGTAATTAACGTGAAACGACCCAATATAGTTCATAAAATAGGCACAAGGGGTTAGAATAAGGGTATGGCAGCAATTGATGATATTCGAGAAGTAGCACAAGACGTATATTATACGATCAATGGTGCAGAAAATGACGACACCGGCGCCGATCTAACCACCTTTGAGAATAACTTTATCCGTGGGTTCAACCTATGGCTTGATGAGTACGATGGTGAAGCCTACTGGAATAACCTCAGAACCGATGATTATGTGTTAGGTACTGTTTCAAATACTACTACTTATTCCTTTCCGCTGGATGATGAGTTTCGTAGCCCAGTTATCAATCAGAACAAATACGTTAAATTCATTGTTGATGGTATTGTGATAGCTCGGTTCCAGCTTGTTGACCCCAACCAGCGTGTTGTTGACTACGATTATTACCACCCAACGCGCGCTACTTTTGTAGGCCGCAATATTGTTTTGTCTCGTCCTCCAACTGCCGAAGAACTCGGTGCTACTATAGTGCTGGATGTTGTGGGTTATATGCCGAAACTAACCCGGACTGACGCAAGCGCACTCGATTACCTCTATAATAAACAGATTGCGGTGCTGGGTGTAGCGAAAAACAGCACTCTATCTGATGTTACCAAGGTTAGCTTGAGCCCAAGCTTTGCCCAGAAGTACGCTAACGAGCTCCAAAAAGCTGTTACTGCCAATAACGCTACTACCGCCAATGATGATGCGAGGCGTGACGATTACGGTTATATTGCGGGGATCTGGTAAATGGCAGTCCGTGAGCCCGTAAAGGTCAAAGCGGCCAACATAAACTCCATCAACGTCCCGTCGTTTGTTGAGGGGCTTGATGAGCGCGGTGAGTACAATAGCTCACCAAATAGTTTTAGCTACGGCCGGAACATCATGGTTGACAGCACCGGGAATGCCGTACATCGTCTAGTAAAACGTAAATGGTTGCCTGATAGTGTGGGGATGAACGGTGAGTTGGCCGCGGTCTATTACAATGGGCACACATACAACTTTATTGCTGATGATGGGGAGGTGGTCTACTGCGAGGAAGGCGATACTACCTGGACTCCTTGTGGTGGCTCAAACTCAGTCACCACTACTGAAGGCTTAATGACAACTTTCTTGCGTGTCAACGATGTGTTGTTGGTGTTGAATGGTGTTGACCGGTTGAGATATATTGACCTAGCGACACTGGATATGGTTCAGTTCACTCAAGTAGATGATCCGGTTAGCGTATTGACGGCAACTCCTACAGTGATAACTGGCACAGGCCCCTTCACGGTCTATTACGGGATAACCTACAACTCTGATGGTGGCGGCGAGACAGCTACCGGTCCAATTCTATCAAAAACAGTCTCGAAAAGCCGTTCAACTTGGAAGGCCGACGGTACTGAGTACCTGACAATCAACTTCAACGACACGCCGCCCTCTGGCGCTAGTAGCCGCAACCTGTACGCTGCGGTGGCCTTACAAGGCACAACACCAGTTCCTAGCGACTTGGCTATGCTCCGAGCTAACATTCCTATCAGTGACACATCTTTCGTTGATAACGGCTCAATTCCCTTTGACATAGCGTACAACCTGGCGCCGGACGAAAACTCTACCGAGGGTATTATCTGTGCCTACGGCCAGGAGCAGCATGGCACTGCTATTCTTTATGGTGACCCAGGAAATCCCTACACTATTTACTTTGCCGGTCTGACCGAGGAAGGTATATCTTTTGGTTCAAACAATGGCGCACAGCGTTACCTACTCAATAAAGGCACCAACTACTACCCATCCTCTATCGTTGGGTTCCGAAACAACCAGGGTATACCTAACTTGTTTGTGCTATCGAGCAATACCGAGGGTGTGGCAAAGCAATCTATTCTCAGCAAAAAGACTCTGACTTACGGCAATACTACTATCGACTATTGGGATGCCGACGAAATGAATACCGGCGCGAGTGGCGTTCGTAGTCCATATGGTGTTGTCAGCTATCTTGGTCAACTCATATTCCCTTCTGCCGAGGGTATCACCTCTGTTAAAACTGAGGCCAATCTTCAGAACGTCGTTTTGCCTGACATTATCTCTGAGAAGGTGAAAGTTACCTATGGGTCAATCAGCTATAGATATTTTGATAAGATTGTGTCAGCAGCCTGGGACAACAAAATCATGTTTGCGGTACCAAGCCGGGGGTATAGCTTCAATAATCAGATTATGGTGTATGACCTGACTATTAACGAACGTCCCAAGTGGTATATTTGGGATATTGAGGCCGATTGGATCGGCAGCCTAACTCCCCAGGACCAGAGTGCCTTCTTGTATATCCGACAGGGTAATCATTTCTTCAGGCTCCGAGAAGGCTATACAGCCCAGGACGAAGACTCTGAAGGACGGTCTGAGCCGTTCCCTACCGCTATCACTACTTCCCTAGTTTCTCCGGTAGCTACACGCAACAGTTTCTTTGCCATCAATCAGGTAGTGGCATACATGGCTGAGTTTGTAGGCCAGGTGACTATGACAGTGACATATATCAATCAGCGCGGCCGAACAAAAACGAAATCCAAGGTGTTTACCAATGGTAGTTACCGGCGCAACACTTTGGCTGGTTGGAGTAACCCCAGCTTACTTTACCGTAGCGCATACTCTGTATATCAGGGGTGGTCAGCTCAAATGCCTATTGCCCGCGAAGGGTTTACATTGAAGACAAATAAACGCCTCAAAATGAGACTTCCTAACCCAGTGGTCAACGAAATGAAAATCACTATAACAAGTGATTACGAAGACACGGCCTACCGACTGGTCAATGGAACCTTTGAGGGTATAAATGTGGGCGTAATTGGCGACATCGTATGATGAGAAAAGTGATACAATAGCATTATGAGTGATATAACCAAATACCTAACTGAGTGGCAAAAATCTAAAGAATATGTCGACAACTACATCAAGGACTTCAAGCGTCTTGATACGATAGCAAACGCTCAGTATGACGGTGCGAGTAATGGCAACCCCAATATCGGCGATACAACTGTGGCTGGTATCGTCCGTGAGATCATGCGTAAGGCAGTCAAAAGCCTCCCAGTAGTATCAGTTGCCATCAATGGCTCACAAAGTAGTGTTGAGTCTATGATATGCCGCCATATCGTCAATGACTGTA